TGCGCATTATGCGCATGTGGAGGTTTGTTGTTACTTGACTTTTCGTTGGTTATTTGGAGTTGGCGAAAAGTCAGCGTCAACTCTTTTTAGGCATCGAAGTAGCACAATTTGTTTTTACGATGTCTCGTTCATGAAGCGAGACTTTAAAAAAGCAATTTCACAACCCGATGGCAACATTAAGTGTTGAAGTCGCCGATAAGAACTTTACACTAGGAGTATGCTCTTTATACTCCGTTTTTCTACACCCTTGAGGTTAGTAAACTTCAGGATAGTAGATGTGTTCTTAATTGGACATCTACCTAACGTTCTTTGTTAGATTTTATTGATCAAGATGAGAGTTATTTTCCAATTTGACTTGATGATTCTTTTCATGCTTGTCAGGCATGGATTTTAGATCGTGACACCTTGTGTATATGTTTAGTGTTTATATGATTACATATTGTGTGCCCTGTGGGCTCTAGTTGGGGTGGTCGTATCACACGTGACGAAAAATATAATACATATAATGATGGAAAATTAAGAAAAACCACGTGTAGTTTATGTACGCTATGATGGCATAGGTACATATCCCAATGTTGGACTCCGAATAAACTCAGTTGAGGGAACTTTGTTTCCAGATACTGTTTGATAAAAGAAGACAGTGGGCCTGAGAGCCACTAGGTGCGAAACGCATCAGCCTTCATTGGAAGAGGTAACTTGTTACCTAGAAAAAGCCAGAGCTGGATCTACAGGTTCTGGACCGGAATTGATACCTGGGAAAGTCGTGACCCTCGGGCAGGGATAACCCAAAGGTGTGAAACAGCCTGTAATGTCAAAGTTCCCCGATGTAAAGTTGGGGAGATTAGAGAGTATAAGATCGCTTTTCATTTGCTACAGATGAAAGTAGCAACCGCAACCGGCTGCCGTAGCAGCCACACCCATGAAGTACACCTTTTCCTTGTTTACCCAAAACTCTCTAATCAACTAAAAAACCCAAACAAAATGTCGCCCTTAAATCAAGAATTTCCGTTACAAGGTGGCGAAAGCCACCTTGAAGTGTTTAAAGAAGATTGGTACAAATTGAATAAGTTTTTAAATAAAAAGAATTCCCAGAAACAACAGGAATCTAAGCAGAATTACAAGCACAGAAGTAATAAGAAGAGGAGGAAGAATAGAAAATGCAAACCTCAGTTAGGTTTTGAGGAACTTTGCAAATGTAATGCATTCACCTCCTTTGATAATTTACTTAGTGCTATTAAGTTGTATTCTGGTATTAAAGATATTGATACTTTAGTACATCATATTGAGGCTTTTGCAGCCTTATGTGTATCAGTATCTGATGCAACTAGCATTGCAGGCATCATTAGTTCTGTTATAATGTATGCCAAAATTCATATAGATGGTTCTCTAATTTTAAGTTTAAAGGATTATTTGCATGAATTGTTGATGGAACAGCAAGGTCCAGGAAGTGATTTCGTCGAATGTGTCAGAGATATTAGAGACAATTGGCGGAAAGTTAAGAAGTGTAATAATTTTGGACGTTTGAGTCAACTTCTTGGTGTTGTTGTTTCCATGGGCTTTTGTAGTCTAACTAGTTTGGATTTTTCAATTGCTGGATTTAAGCTCTTTGATACTAAAATGATCAAAGTACATGAGAATTGCGTAGATATTTTTGACGCAACTTTAGAATCAATTGCATTTTTGGTTGATGGAGCTTATGAATGTTTCCAGCAGAAATCTTTACAACCTTTATTGGTTGATGATGTCAGAGCAGTTGAAATGGATGATGAATATGCATTTATATTGTCTGCATGGAACCTAGTCGTTATAGGTAGTGCAAGAGAACAATTGAACTTAGATAATAATGAATTTGATCATCGTCTAGAAAAACTGATTGGCAAAATGAAGCAATTATTACCGTCCCTTAAAGGTTATGATAAGAAAATTATTTCAGATAAAATATTCAAACTAGTTGGTATTAAGAACGATTTCGTTACTATGCAAATATCTTCGGGTGTCAGACCGGCACCTTTTACTATTGAAGCTTTTGGAGAATCTAGCCAAGGAAAAACAACAATATTAGATCAAGTTATTGATGCATTGTTGAGAACTGCTGGCTTGGATACTGATAAAAGTAGACAAGCAACAATAAATGCATCTGATAAATTTATGAGTACTTGGCGCAATGATAATCTAGTTGCTAAATTAGATGATATGTGTAACACTAAATCAAGCTTTGTTGAAAAAGCACCCACACAATGGGTAATAGATTTGTGCAATAATGAGCCATTTTATGCACCAAAGGCTGATTTAGATAGTAAAGGCAAAGTTTTTGTACAGCCTGAAATAGTTACCATATCAACTAATAAGAAGGACCTTGATGCTTATACTTACTCTCATTGTCCTTATTCGATTCAGAGAAGAGCACACTTGGTTATAACTGTGCGAGCTAAAGCAATATTCCAGAGAAGTCATGAAGGAGTTTTATGTGGGATTGATCATGATAAAGTTGCACAATATGCACGTGATCATCCTAATGATATTTATGACGATATTTGGGATGTTGATATAGAGCAGGCTGTAAAGCCTGAAGAGCTACAACATATAGCTGACTATGCACCCTATGTATTTAAGGGTAAGAAAATGATGAATGTTTCTATGCAACAGTTGTTAGAAGTTTGTATTTATGAATTTCATAAGCATAGAAAACACCAAGAAGCTATAGTTGGTAAGATGCGAGCTCGTAACAAAACAGTTTGTACTTGTGGCCATATTTTGGAAGATGGTTCTGAATGTTTAAATATTAAAGGCATGTGTTCTTTACATGACACTGATTATAAACCACTTCCAAATACGCCTATAATCGAGGATGTACCTGATGAGGATGAAGATGAGTATGACAGTGATGATGGATTTTATGAAAGTTGTATATTTGGATTAGAAACACCAGCTGAACTTAATAAGCGTCGCCGCAGAAGGGAAAAGAAAAAACAAAGAATGAAGAAGCAGTTTGGTTTGGATAGTTTAAAACAAACCATATGTAGAAGTAATATTGTTGAAAGTATGAGACATAGAAACTATGTTCCTGATGCACCCAAACAGGAGTTTGGAGTCTACACTGCCAATATGGCAGCTAGTATAATTCCAGATGCTAAGACATGTTGGAGTGCAGCATTAGTTTCAATGGAAGTTGCTACAACAACTGCAATTTATGAAGCTTCTTCAAGATTTTTCCGTCACTTTGATTGGTTGTCACTTTTACCTTCGTGCATTCTTAATACACGACCTTTTAATTTCTTTATGAACAGAGTTATTGCTAATCAATCCTTGGAACGTATTAGAAAATTCCAGACGTATGGTACTTTTACTTGTGCTGTTGGTAGTTCCCTTTTGTATTCAAAAGGTTATAATAAGAGCTTAGCAGCCATGCCTATCGTTTGGTTAGGCTCTCAAATGTTAATTTCTTCAGGTGTGAAGAAGTATGTTCGTGCAAAATTAATTAAGAGAGCTGATACATGTTCACCTATTGTTCGAAAGGTGAAACAGGATTATGGCGTTAGAATTGTTCAAGGTTGTGCTGCTCTAGGAGCACTTATGTTAATAAGAGCAGCGTATAAGAAGTATTTAGCGGCTGAACCACAAGGAAATATTGTTGATCCAAATGCACAAGAAGTGGCAGAAAGGGATAGTGAGGAAAATCCGTGGGCTAGTCTTATTGTAAGGCCTGCAGATCACTCTAGTATTGCTAAAACAACAACTATCCCTCAAATGCAAACATTGATAAATAAGAATTTAATGTATATGTCAATACAATATGATGATGTAGTTGGTAAAGCATGTGCTTTGTTCTTACGCACTAATTATTTTGTTCTACCTTATCATTATATTGCAAAACAAAATTCTTTTGTTGCAACATTTTATAAAGAAAATGCTGATAAGGTTGGAGGTAGTTTTAAAGAACGAATTGAACCAACCACAACCTATCGTATTCCTAATACAGACTTATGTATTATATATTGTGCAACAGGAGGATCGTTCAAAGATCTTACACCTTATTTACTCAATGACTGCCCTTATCAACATTCATTTAATATGGTTTATCGTCATAAGACAGGTAAGGTCCAAACAGGAGATGGTTTGGCAGAAGCCAGAATGGTGGATAATGGATTTTGCAAGTTTAATGGCTTGCTATATAAGAATCTATCATTTAATACCTTTGAAGGTTTATGTGGAGCTGTTTTGTATTCATGTGGTCAAACACCATCAATTACAGGTTTTCATGTAGGTGGTATTAATGATCGACCATATGGGTGCGCTGCCAGACTGTCAAGAAATGAATGGAATGTAGCTTTTCAGCATTTTAAGGATAAGAATTTTACTGTACAAACAGGTTGTGAAGGATTATTTAGGGAAGTTGTGTTAGGTCAGACTATTTTGACTGGACAAACTATACCTAAGAAATCACCCATGAATTTCTTACCGAAAGAAGCAACCATTGAATATAGAGGAAGATGTATTGGGGCTATATCACCCCATACAGATGCAGTAAAAACATCCATTATTAAGTATACTGAAGAGTTACTAGGGCCCAATCCTTACAGGCCCCCAAAAATAAGACCAGAATGGTGGCCTTGGCAACAGTGTTTATCAAATTTAGCTATACCATCAAATTCTCTACCTTATGATTTAGTTGAACGCTCAGTCGATAACTATTTAGAACCGTTATTGATTAAAGTGGAGCGTCCCGAGTGGAAATGTATGAAACCGCTTGAGGATAAAGAAAATTTACTTGGTATTAAAGGTTTGAGATTTGTTGATGCTATAAAGAAAAACACTGCTATAGGAGCACCATTAACTGGCCCTAAGTCAAACTATATGACTCCAATTGCACCCACTGATGATTATCCAGATAATTTCGTGTTAGATGATGAAATTATGGAAGAGATTCGTTATTATGAATCAGAATATAAGTGTGGTAGGAGAGTTTATAGTTTGATTAAAGCTACAACTAAGGATGAGATTCACACTAAAGATAAGTGTAGGATATTTTATGTAAATAATATAGCATTGACGTGGATGATAAGAAAATATTATCTTCCTATAATACGTTTTTTGCAAATGTTTCCTACACTATCCGAGTGTGCTGTTGGTGTAAATTCTGAAAGCCAGGAATGGCAACAATTAGATGCTTTTATGAAGAGACACCCCAATTTAATAGGTGGTGATTATTCTAAATATGATCAGAAAATACCAGCACAACTCATCCTAGCAGGATTTAAGATTTTGACTCTTTTGGCTCGTAGATGTAACTATAGTGAGGAAGATATTTTTGTGATGGAGACGCTTGCTGCTGATGTCGCGTATGCATATGTTATGTTTAATGGCGACTTAGTTAGCTATATTAGTGGCTCTCACATTAGTGGAAACTCTCTAACAGTTATTATCAATGGTTTAGTAGGAGCTTTGAACTTGAGATGTGCGTTTTATCATTATAATCCAGATGTGAAAGATTATAGAGAACATTGTTGTATAATGACTTATGGAGATGATAACGCAGGATCCTATAGTAATAAAGTGAAATTTGGGATCAAACCCGTACATTATTTCTTAGCAGATTACGGACAAGTTTATACTATGCCAGATAAAGAGTCGGAATTGGCTGATACATTGAATCCTGACGATTTTGAGTTTTTAAAGAGAAGAACAGTTTATATACCAGAAATTGATTGTAAAGTTGGTGCACTAAGTGAAAAGTCTATGGTTAAAGATTTATATATGCGTGTGCCTTCAGGTCAGTCAGATCTATCTGAGGACCAGTTAATGGCCCAAAATATAGATGGAGTTATTCGTGATGCCTTTTTCCACGGAAGACAGAAATATGAATACTGGAGATCTCTTATGAAAACTCTTGCTCAGAGGTCAAATTTGACCCATAAATGTACCTTATTAAATTCGTCCTTTGATGATAAGGTACATGATTGGAAGATGCGTTATGTTCCTTCTTATAAAGCTAATCATGTAGAAGAAGAAGTATCTTCCTTCCTCAAATTTAGTACTTATTTTAAATTTGGGGAATAAGGTCCTCGGGTATGACCTTAAACTGCCCACCCCGTATGACACATGGGGTTCCTGTGTATAGTTGAAGATGTTAGTCCTGTATACGACCGCTACGTATTTATTGTTTATAGCCCTCCATGGTACGTAAGACGCTTTGCAGGATTTAAATTAGGGTGAATAGACTAACAATTAATGCGAATGTTAGATCTTTATTACATAGTAGCATTACAG